CGGGGGCTGCTCCATCCGCTACCGCTCCATCCGCTACCGCTCCATCCGCTACCGCTCCATCCGCTACCGCTCCATCCGCCGAAGCTACAACAGGTCTTAAACCTGAAGATGTGCTTCGGGCGGAGTCCCAAACCTATAGGGGACAGGCGGCAGACAACTTTTTGCTGGAGAATGGTGTATCCAAGAAAAAAGTCAAAACTTCGCGTATTGCTGAGAAGCAGGAGCTGATTTACAACATCCTCCAAACAAAGCAGGCGGACGAGTTTCTGTTGAAACGTGGATATACAGAGGCAGAATTAAAAGCCCAGCCGCTAGAAGATAAACTCAAGGAAATTGAACTGGTAGTAAAGCAGGAACAAGAGAAGGCGGCTCAAGCTGCTCCGCCTGCTACTGCCGCTCCAGCTCCCGCTACCGCTCCAGCTCCCGCTACCGCTCCAGCTCCAGCTCCCGCTACCGCTACCGCTGCTGCTTCTGCTGTAACCAAAGAACAGACGAAAGCACTCATCTCCAGCTTTTTGACCAGAGACGCTTCAGAGGTGTTGGTAGAGCTGTCCATGAAAGACCGCAGGCTTGCCATCAACCTGCTGCGAAACCCGCAGGAGTTAATGATTCACCTTACAGACACTCTTTCGGAGATGTTTGGTAAGAACGTCACGGTCAATCAAAAAGAGATGGTCGAGCAGGCACTTAAAACATTTAGTGCCATCAATGGCCGTCTGTCGCCGGAAGAACTGATGCGCTACTACAAGGCCGTCAGTGAGAAAGCCAGCATTGCCGGTAAAATGCCGAACATTGAAGGCGAACTGCTTACCAAATACTTTGCTGCCGACAGTTCGGCAAAAATGGCGGCAGATTTGTTGGAAAAGGTGGCGGCTGACCCGACAGATGCGTTGGTCGGTGAGCTGCACGAGGTTTTAGGCATCCTAGCTCCTCTGGTCAAAGATATAAGTGATGTTGGCTCGGCAACCGGACGGCTGTTGAAGTTCGTGCAAACCACTCAACAGGCTCTTGGAACTTCTCCGGGAAGTCTGAAATTAAATGCCAAAAGGTTTCTACAGCTTGACCGGAAAGACCTTGACCAGCTTCTGTCCACCCCACAAGGCAGGGCGCAGCTACAACGGGTCGCGCTGGCATTGAAGGGTGAGAACCCGTTGAAGCAGTTTGCCAAGATAAACGCCACCACCAAATTCTTTGGCATTACGGTGGAGATGTTTATGTCGTCCCTGCTCTCGTCACCAAAGTCGGTAATCCGAAACGCTGTCGGCTCATTGCAGCTTCTTTACAAACCAGCAGAACAGGCTTTGGGGGCTAAAATAGCTGCATTGCAGGTTAAAGACCCCGAACTTGCCAAACAACTGAACACTTACGCGACTGCTGCGTTGCGGCAATACTCATATCTGATGACCGGAGTGGGCGATGCGTGGGACATGATGATAAAGAACTGGAAAACAGGCGAAACGGTGTTTGAAGGTTCGGAAGCCATCACGACGCTAAGGAAATCCAAACTGAGTGCCGAGTATCTCAAGGAGAACCCGGAAGGAGCGGTGGCGGAATATGTGGCTAAATACACAGAAGCACATCCAGCCTTCGCCTCAATGATGGACTATGCGGGGCAGGTTACAAAAATCCCGTTCAGAGCCAACACCTCAGTAGATATGTTTGTCCGACACCTCTCGGCAAACTCAATGGCAAAAGTCCGCCTTGCTGAAGAGGCGTTAGGAAAGGGTATCCCGGAAAATGAGATTGCGGAGTATGTGGCTAAACGCATGAGCCAGCTACAAGATGAAAGCGGCAAGTTCTACAGCCGAGACGCCATCGCTGCAAAGTTCTTGGCTGAAGCCAAAGAAAAAGGGGTTGCGGATGTGGCGGACTACGTTAATTCCGCACTGGAAGTGTGGGATGGGGCGGACGGAGCGATTCTGCGATATGCGGATGAGTATTCCCAACGCATCGGTTTTGCCCAGAAACCAAAAAAGCCGGGACAGGTTTCAGGAATCAACCCCTTTACAGGTAAAGAAACCAACGCCCAATATAACGCCGCCGTCCAACAAAAAATTGGAGAGGTTCTTGATTCGCATCCGCTATTCAAGCTGGTTGTGCCGTTCTACAACACACCAATGGGTATCTTAAATGAGGTAGGCGGCTACCTGCCAACAGGCAAGTTCCCGCTTATTGGTAAGGCACAGCGTCAATATACGGAGGATATTTTGAGCGGCGACACCGCCAAGATTGCGGCTGCTGAGGGGAAATTCTGGCTTGGACTTGGAGTGGTTACAATGGGAGCGAACTTGGGCTTTAGTGGGCGGATTACCGGAGGTGGGCCTCAAAACGAAGGTGAGCGCAAGGCTTTGATGGCTACCGGATGGCAACCATACTCGATTGTATTTAAGGACGGAGACAAGACCTCCTACATCAGTTTTCAAGGCGCAGAACCGTTTGCGTCTATTTTAGGTATTTTTGGCGACATCGGAGAACACATGAAGCGCAACAACTCCGCCTATGAGCCACGCTCGGTTAGCAGGCTCATTACTGGCGTGGGCGTGGCAATGAAGAATAACGTCGTCAACCATAGCTATATGGCTGGCTTAAAGAACGTGATGGATTCGATTGCCGACACGGAACATAAAGGCGACAAATTCATTAAAGGGATTGTGCGTGGCTTTATTCCGGCAGGACTCCGCAACGCCGCTGGCGCGTTTGGTGATGACCCCTATATGCGGGAAGCACGCACCTACACTGAAATGCTTCTTAGCAGCACACCGTTCACCTCCAAGATGGTTGACCCGCGCCGGAACATTCTGGGTGAGCCAGTCGAGCGTAAAGTGCTGCTGCCTGTGTTTGATTGGGTCAATCCCTTCATTGTCAGCACCAAGAATGAGGACAAGCTGATGCTGGAGATGGCGAACCTGCAATCCGCCTTTACTGAGCCGCGCCCGACTGACTTTGGCGAGGGGCTTATCAACTTGGTGGACTATAAGAATGAGAGCGGACAGTCTGCGTTTGACCGCTATCTTGAATTAACCGGCTCAATAACCCTTAATAAGCGCACATTGCGTGAAGAATTAGAGCGGCTAATTGATTCAAAAGAGTATAACAGCTACGAACAGTTCACCAAAATCGGAAGATTTGATTCACCGAGGGCGGCAGCTATTCGTAAGGTCATCTCTAAATACCGCAAAGCGGCCAAACAGCAGATGCGGGATGAGTTTCCCGATGTGGACAACAAGCTGAGTGAGATTGAGTCCATCCGTAACAGCCTTAAACAAGGCGAAGCCATCACACCGGAAGATTTGTTTGGGCGGCTGGCAAGATAACATAAGCACTAGAACAGCACATATATATATGAGTGAGTATTTGACATATCTGGATACGCCCACCACTGCGGGAACAAACATTTCGTATGTCTTTCCGTTTGACGCATTGACGGAGGATTCCATCGTAGTGACGCTAGACGGACAACCGCTAGTCAGAGGGGTCGGCTTTAATGTTGATTTGACAAACCGGAGCGTTGTGCTGCTGGGGTCTATGACCGCTGGCAAGACCTTGCGGATTAAGCGGGTAACGCCAGCCGACCTGTTGGTATCCTTTACGGAGGGGGCGGGACTGAAGGCAAACGACCTCAACAAGCTGGGTAAGCAGTTGTTGTATCTGGGTCAGGAGAACGTAGATGTCGGCGGCAACACGCTCATCAAGAACGCCAACAACATCTATGACGCTGGTAACATCAAGATTCAGAATACCGGCCAGCCGACGCTGCCGCAAGATGTCACCACCAAGAGCTATGTGGATACGACCCTCAGCACCGTAGCAACTTATGGCACAATGACCGACATCCAATCGTGGGTCTTTACGGGGAATGGAACGCAGACCAGCTTCACTTTGACTGGAGGGGCTCAACTGCTGTTGAGCAGCTCGGCGTATCTGGTCTTTAATGGGGACGCCACAAACACAAAACTATTGTTGCCTTCATCAGATTACACAATAACGCTCGCATCCAGCGTCTATTCCATCAACATTTCACCAGCACCGGCAAACGGCAACAAAATTACCGTCTATGCTGTGGGCTATGCCAGAGCAATCGCCTTTGCCGCCGAAGCCACCAAACTAGCTACTCCGCGCACCGTGGCAATCAGCGGAGACATCACCGGCACGGCAACAGCGTTTGACGGAACAGCCAACATCTCAATCCCGGCTACGCTACCTACAAGCGGCGTAACGCCGGGAAGCTACCAAAACGCCTCCATTACTGTGGATAACAAAGGGCGCGTTACGGCAGCATCCACCGGAACTGCGGTTGTGAATCAATTCAGCACCACAACAGCGGGAACAGTCCCGGCAACCGGAACAGCCACCGGCTATCAGGCGCGTCTTTTGTCCGGTAGTGGGCAGTGGGTTGTTGTAGGCGGGTCGAAGCTATATACATTCACTACCTCCAACGCGATTCAGACATTCGTGCCCTCAAGTGACGCGCCAAACGCCAGAAGGTTTAAGGTGACGGTTATAGGGGGTGGGGGATTGGTCAGAGGAAATCCAGGAACAAGCAGCGAGGTGTATGTGGGAGGATTTGGAGGTAGATATGTTATGTATTTTGAACCAAACAACCTCAATAACCCATACAATATTGTAGTTGGAAGGGAAGGCTATGCGGAATTCTCCAACTATTTTCCGGGAGAAACATCTTCTTTTAAGAGAGCCGGGGAGATTGAAATAATTTGCACAGGGGGGGCTCTCGGAAACTTTAACACGCATGACCAAAGTGCTGACGGCACAGCAACCCTTTCAATAAACAACTCGACTGCCGTTAGTGTGTCGGCGCGTGTTCCGCCGTTGTGGAAGCAGTTCAGTGTCGTAGCATCAAACTCTGAGTATCTATCTCCCTCAAGACTTGAGGACTCCCGCCTTGTGCATTACGGACAAGGAAATGTTCTAGCTGGAACTGGAGCAAACTACTCTCCCGCAGCTTCCCAGCCGGGAGCAGTCCTCATCGAATGGTGATGCCACCTATATCTCACACCACATTATCTTTTATGACTCCGCATCCTGACGAAACCACAACCAACATTATCAACAAAGCCGTTCTTGGGGGGACTGCAAGTTTTGGTGCAACGGTTGTCAGCGGCCTTAACGAACTTGAGCTATGGCTGCGCCTGCTTAGTTTATGTGTCGGCATCACTGTCGGCATTGCCTCCCTAATCAGCATCATCCGCAACAACAGCAAGTAATAAGCACATATATGGAATCCCAACAACAACAACAACAGCAGGCTATATTGCTTCAAGAACTGACCGCAAAACTGCACATCGGTCTGGCTGAAGAACTGTTGAGCCGTCTCAATCACGGCGAGGCCACCACCCAAGACCTGAATGTCATCCGGCAATTCCTGAAGGACAACAACATCAGCGCGGTGGCGGTTGCCCCTGATAAGAATGGAGCGGAAGCCGCCAGCCCCTTTACCAAGCTCATTGAAGCCTTGCCCTTTGTCGCCAGCCCCAGCAACAGCAGCATAAACCAACATTAAAAAAATGCGCGACTACAAAAAAGAATACGCCAATTATCAGGGACGCCCGGAGCAAATTAAAAACCGAGCCTCACGGAACAAGGCACGGCGGTTGATGATTCGGAAGGTGGGCAAGGCTCGGCTGAACGGCAAAGATGTTGACCACAAGCACCCCATCAGAAGGGGAGGCACCAGCAGCCTCAAGAACCTCCGCATCCGCTCCGTCAAAGATAACCGCAGCGATAACGGACACCACCGGGGAGAGTAGAAAGCC